AACTGTGTCCGATTTTTTCATCACCAGCTCCATATAGGAACGCATATGTGATTGTCTTCACTTGAGATCTTGAAACGCCCACCTTGTCTGCATTTACTTGGTGGATGTCCCCGTTGAGGAGGATCTCTGCATATCGCCCAGAATCGTACCTAGATAAGAAGTGCGATAGCATTCTCAGCTCGACCCCTGACAAATCAGCCCCGCACATAACTTGGCCTGGAGTAGGTATAAATAATTCTCGGGTTCTTCCATCACTGGGAACCTGAGCCAAATTTGGGTTTCGGTGGATACATCTAAAAGTTGCAGCCCCCGTTGAACAATAGTGATGAATCCTAGACTTCGTACATAGCCTCAGCCATGCGTTCGCGCCTTCCGAGATCATCCCCAATGTCTTTGTAATATTGAGCAACTTGAGAAAGTCCTCGGCAATCGTAATCCCATCGGAGGCAGCCTCTTTCAAGGTGATCTCGTCGATGATCGGCTTCCCAGTAGCTGTCAGTTTCGTCGGCTTCCAGCCATGAAATGTTTGCAGGATCCATGCGATATGATCTCTCGATGTTGGGTTTAATTCTTTGAGTCGGGTACTCTGAGCGCCAGCGACATAGCCTTGGGTCCGATTATTTCGTTTAGGATTAAATAGTGGTCCCTCAACGTAAGGGTGCCTGTCGCGAAGTAGTTTGTTAGTTTCTTCAAGCTCCTTTCTGAGAGTAGATGCAAGTTTCCATGCAGATTGCTCATCAAAGTGCCATCCATGTTCCTCCTGTGTGTTGAGTAGTTCAGCGATTTGGTGCTCGAAAGTCACCCATTCAGGTATTTGTGGAAATGCTTCCATAGTTTGGTGGTTACCTTTACGTCTTGTTCGCAATACAAGCCCATCTCTTCGGAGTATTCAGACCAATCGGAGGTCTTACCAAAGGATCCCTTGTATTCACCCAGTCGGTATCCGTAGGACTCCAAGCTGTGGCGTCCATACATACCCAAAGGCATGTGATTCCAATTCTTAGCCTTGTCTAAGGCAAGCATGTCTGGGTGATATAACCGGCTTAAAAGAAGAGTGTCAATGACAATCGTAGGTTCAAACCAGGGATACATCTTCTTGATCACAGGTACGTCATACGAGATGACGTTGTGGCCAATGATTACATCCGCATCGTGTAACCTTTGAATGCCTCTAACAACCGGTTCCGAATCTCCACTATCGTTGTACGAAATGATTTTATTCGTCTCTGAATCGTAGATAGAAACGCAGTGGATGGTAGTAACATCTTCTTTTAGTCCGTCTGTTTCAATATCAAAGATAAGAGTCAATTCCCTTTCCATCTGTAGGTCTTGTCCACGAATTGTGCACGTTGTACCGCTTCAGGTGTTGGCGGATTAGGTTTATGCAACTTCATTGATTTAAAATCAGAAATCAGTTGCTGGGTCGAAGTCTTTTTCTGGCGGAGTTTCATTAAAGGTACAAGTTTCAAGGTTATACGAAAGTGAACAAGCTATGCCTGTCTCGCCTGAGTATCGATTCTTAAGGATTCGGACAGTTGTATCGCTAGCTGAACCGTCTGATTGCTGATCCCGCTCAAGTGCGATGACGCTGTCAGACAGTTGCGCAATTGCTGCGCTTCCACGTAATTGAGATAGAGAGACTCTTTGGCCCTCTTCATGTCCTGAGTCTGTTGATCCACGTTTCAAATGGGATACAAGGAACAAGGCAATGCCAGTCCGTTCAACTAGTGAACGTAGACGTGTCATTGTCTGGTCAATCATTCGTCGTTCGTCTCCATCGAGACCTGACATAAGGATTGATAGGTGATCAAGAAAGATAATTTTGCAATCTAATCCTGATGCTAAATACTCGATCCGATTATATATAATATCAGGATCAAAAGAACCGAAGCCATCAAAAAGATAAAGGCCCCAGTTATTAATACTGGCGTCAAACGCTGCCGTAAGTTCTTCATGTGTGTGCTCTCCAAGTGTGAGGTTCTTACCCACTGCAGAGGACATGATGCCTAGAGCTGTGCGCCGATTTGACTCCTCAAGCGCCAGGTAACCAACCCGCTCTCCCGAGCGTAAAAGGTGAGTGCATAAGTCTCTACAAACGCTGGATTTTCCTTGACCAGATCCTGCAGTAATAGTTGTAAGCTCTCCAAGCCTGATCCCGTGTAGTTTTCGGTTGAGTCCTTCAAAGGGGTATTCATAATCTGAGGGTGGTTGTGGTGTAGTAACTAGATCGAGCAGGGATTTAGCTTCAACAATTCCGTCTGGACGGTGCTGTGTGTGGTCGTAATTACATACAGCTCTGATTGCTTCGCTATCGCCTGCCTGTAGAGCGTCTGAGGCGTCCTTATATGCCTCTAGAAAGCCGATGTAAACCTTTCCAGGTGGTAAGACACCGGCAGCTTGTTTAGCGCCCTCCTGACCGGCTTCATCGTTATCGAAGAAAAGCACGATCTTGTCGTATTCATTGATCCATTCATAATTATGTTGGATCGCTTTCTTTGCAGCTGGTGCACCATTAGGAATAGAGACCACATCCCAACCGGGTTGTACCTCCCAGACAGACATTGCATCCATCTCTCCTTCAGTGATCACCAGCTTGGTTGCACGTTTGCTGGTCTTACGACGGAAGTTCTGCATACCAAACAGGCTCTTGACCTGCCCTTCACACCTGAATTCTTTGCCTTTGGTCCTGACCTTGGCTCCAACAGGTTTTCCGTCTTCGTAGTAGTAATGCCTTAGGGTGTTGCCATCCTTAAAGGTCTTGAAGTATTCACATGTTTCTTGTGAAATACCTCGTTTCTGCAGCCGTTCAGCTGAGCCTTGCATAAAGATTTCATCGAGCATTGATGATTGTGATCGTTGTGGTGGGGAATCTTCACCTGCTTTCCAGGTGTGACACACGAAACAAAAGGTGTGGCCATCGTCATACAACGAATTGCCGTCAGATGAACCACACTCGATACATTCCACATGCCTTACAAACTGATTGTCTACATCAGCCATTTCAAGGGAATTCCATTGAATGAACACCACGGAATGCCTAACTTGTCGCAGTATTTGGCATACGTGGTTTTGGATTTCTTACTAATAGTGTTATACGGAGACTGAAAGACCATCCGCAGATCAATGTCAGGGTTTAATTCCTTGACAGCTTTAATCTTACGTCGGTCTTCAGCATCCCAGTATCCCTTACATTCCAGATAAATCCCGTTAGGGAGTTTAAAGTCAGGTGTATATCGATGATGAATTACATAATCAAGTTTTTCTGACTCATATTCTGCATTAATGCCAAGGTCTACTAGAAGATCAGAAACCTTTTCCTCTAGTTTTGACCGAAACATCAGAAGTCATCCTCATCAACAGGATCTTCATCCTTGGGCACCACATTGGGCTCTGTTTGCTTGAACCCTTTGGTGTTGCCGAACATGGCAGCCACGTCCTCAGCAGACATGTCTCCAGAATCAACACCAGCCTTGCTCTCAAGGCTCACTAGCTGGGCTCCAAGGAGCTTCAGAGTGGTTCCATAGGTGACACCATCCTTCAGGATGTAAGGCTTTTGGTAGAAACCGACCTTGACAGTTGAACCTGAATAGACAGGTGTGCTCTGGTCAGTGACTGGCGTGCCTTCAGTGTCAACAATGGGAGGGCAATTGTCCTCATTCCAGCTGAACTTGACTTTGTACTTACCATCTGCAACCTCTTCCCAAGGTTCAGGCTTGAGAGTGGAGCGACGTGGGTTCTTGAGCCTTGATTCAGCCCATTTGAGAGTTTCAGTGCGATCCTCCTCCAAGGAATCAATCAGATCTTGATCCTCGATGATGCATACCAGGGAGTGACCATACTTTGATGGCTTCAATACAGCCTGGTATCCATCGAGAACAACAGGCTGATCGGTTTTGAATGTTTTGCGGGGCATTTAACAAAAGAAATAAGTGGATTCAATTACTGAAGACGGTTCAAGGTCTCCAATAATCGGTGGTTCAGTCTCTGCTCCAATCTGTGAAGCAAAGTCTTTTAGATAATCGTTCTCTGCAAACAAATGCATGTATGTCTCGCGTACGATTGTGGACAAAAGCCCCATATCAGTTGCACGACAAAGAACGGAATCATGGATCAATGCAATCGGTGCATCGAACCGTAAGACACTCAGATGCAGTAAGGATGCATCCAGTGAATGAATAAGGTTTGGACTTGTAGCTGCTTTATGTTTTGGGACATTGACTACATCAGAGTCACCAGTAGCTACGTTCACTTGCTTGACCTTGCCAAGAAGTTGAAGTTCCATTCTTGTTATGTCTGGCTTCATCATCTTTTGATAGACAACGAAACCTGAAGGTGTAGTCCATGAGAGTTCCGTGTGACCGGCTCTCATGCGTTTACCAACCTCCTTTTCAATCCATTCCATCACCTTTGTAGGACCAGGGAACAGCTCAAACACTGCTTCACGCAATGCATGAGTGATGATTGTGATGTCATCTTTGGGTACATCTAAACCCTTCCCCTTCTTAGGATGATTCAATGCCGTTTGAACATAATTCCAATTGGATTTGAACTTCGCATTGTATGGAATGGTCATCACTAGCCTTTTGGCTACTGACCTGTCTATGTGTTCTCTCCACTGAGCAGGGCAGTTAAGAGCAGCTTTCTCAGCTACAGCTCTATATGCATCCTGAGGTGAATCAGAAGGGAGAACATTTACTAACGCAGCGGTTGATTTATCTCTGGCCAATCCTGCCAGGATCTGCATTCCACTACAGGTGGCGTCCGTGGCAATTGGGAGAGAAGTATAATTACGGTCACAAACAATGACCACGTGATAATACTCGTCACACGCTGCGAGGAATTGCCACGGTTCATCAGCTACTTCCCATTCGTGTATATATTCGAGCGGATCTAGTGCTATACGGGTGATTAAGTCTTCATTGTCTAATGTCCACTGAACCCGCTCTTGCATAGTCTTTTTATCAAGACCATATGTTGTTGCTACTTGAAAGCGCAACCAATCTTCCGCTTCAAACGTAACATTAGCTTTGTTAGCGAATTGAAGTAGTGACTTACCAAAGTCAGTGTCTTGTGGTGTCAAGAATGCAGGGATTGGATAAGCTCTCCCCCGATAGTCAAATGACCACGGAAGATAGAATCTTTCCACGTCCTTGAAGCGTTCAACCGCTTTCATTGTCATCCTTGTCCTGCAGGACTTCTTAACCAGTTCGTGGTTCTTGTTATGGACCTTTGCAGCAGCTCTGCACCAGTCCTTCCTTGCTACTGCATTTGTATCAATGTCTGCTGGCTTAGGAGGTAATTCCAAAGTTGCAGTAGATGGTATGAACTTTGCGTCCTTACCTACTGTCCTTCCAAGCTTGTATAGCTGTTCAGCTACGTTTGCTGTGAAGGGATTAATGCAGTATGCAACCTTCTGAATCCTGTTCAGAAAGGCAACAGGGTTTTCTCCCTGTATAAGGCCCGGATTACCCTTGCGGACCATCTCATGCCCACGCATTACCTCATCCAGTACATAACCACCATCGGATGTTTGTGTCCAATCTCTAGGTGGGATCAACATTGGCCATTGCTCTGCACTGAAGAGTTTGGCTTGATCAATTACTTGATCTTTGATGTCATTAAACCGAGCTGTAGGTACTAGGTAGTTCTTTGTTTTGTGTCCTACCCTCATTGTAAATGGTTCAAACCAGCCTGATTTTGTTAACATGCAATCAAGCAATATGTTGCCCAATTTAATGCGAACTGTATTAGGCCATGCTGACCATTTGACATCAGCTTTATTCATCATAATCTGTACATCAGTCAGTTTCTGCTGAGTACCACAAGCTCGATGCCAATAATTCTCCTTTAAACACTTAAGGAGTCCAGGTGCTTTGCGCTGGTAGTAGCGCATCTGACATTCCTGCATGACAGCAGTGCCAATTGCGTCATATACGTTTACAAGCAGGTTGTCGTCATCATTCTTAACACTAAAGATCTTATCAAACGCCACCTTGCAAGTAATACCTGCAGCTACTAACGGTTCTATGTCAATGAGATGTTCTTTGAACTCTTTGAACATAACCCCATTCTTCGCTTTCCATATCCTTAAATGAATTGATTCAATAGCCTCAGTAACAATAGGTATGAGTTGTTGAATAGAAGTGACACCATATATGGTGGAGGAAGCATATGCTTGCTTCTCTGCCTTAAGTGTGTTCTTCTCTAGGTTCTTTTCACCAAGGTATATCTGCAACCGTTCTTGTTCTATCTGTTTATCGATAAGTTCTTGGGATACCGTATTCATCACATTCTCTTTCAAGTATCGAGACACGGTGTTCGTCATAGGCTTCCTTGTAAAGATCAGATAGTGGTTTAACGATTGACATTGCTTTGCTGGAATGGCCGTTGTTCAACAGCCAATCCACATAGTCCCATTCAGTCAAAGCAGTACTAGGGAGTTTTGGGTGTGGTCTAGTTTTTAACTCTGAAACCACTGATGGTGTGCAGTGCTTAGCGCGGAAGACCTTCCCTTGCATCTCCTCTCTGCGACGGCTGATACGGTCTCTCTGCTTCTGGTTTCGTTCGTAGCTCAAAGCGGAATTCTCCGATGATTGTGATTAATGTGCACTAACGCAACAGTGACGTGTACGCTAGTGCAATCCATTAGATAGTGCAGCTTAGATCAGCAATCTAGTTAAATACACTAGAGATCGCCTCATTGCGTGCCTTATCTGTGGTTTTAGCATACCGCAAAGTGGTCTTGTAGTTGCGGTGTCCCATCAGGCTCATGAGCACCCTAAGTGGAGTTCCAGCCTCCACATTCCATGTAGCAAATGAATGCCTCAAGCAGTGAAACACATAGTGTGGTTCTTTACCAATGTGCCTACATGCCTTCTTGAAATACCAATTAACAGACATAGGACCAATCCATTCATCACCAAAAATAAGTACCTCTGGTGGTGTATCAGTGCACCTGCTAGTTAATATCTCACGGATAGGTTCAGCAATAGGTACAGTCCTCCAATCACCATTCTTGGTGTTGAATCCTGGTCTACCGCCAAAGTAAATGTCACCTTTTTCAAGGTCAACATCCTTTGCCTTGATCTTTAAGCATTCACTGATCCTTCCACCAGTACAGGATGCAAACCTGACTAGCTCAGACAATCTGTTATTAGTGATGCTGCAGATTTCATCAACCTCATCCTGAGTGAAGAACCAAGGTCTGCCTTCTGACTCCTTGTATTGTTTAATACGTGGAGGCACCCAGTCAATCTCTTCATCATCATAAAGTTGATTCAAGACTGTTGTAACTGGTGACAACTTGCGGTTGATGGTGCTGTGTGCAAGTTCACGATCCTCAAGCTCTAATTGATAGGAATTGAGGAACTTCTTTGTGATATCCCGTAGTGGATAATCAGCCCCATAAAGATCAGTGAATGTTTGCACATTGATCTCAGTTGGTTTCTTGCCACTTCCATGTCTCCATGCGTGGCGATGTTTGAAGGTGTAGTCAACACCTTGTTGCCATGTTTCAATCATAAAGATCGGACAATAGGTCTTTGATTAAGTCTCTACCTTTGGCAGATAGAGTGCAAATGATCCTGCGTTTGTTATCAAGATCACGCTCCTTGATGACTAACCCTAAGCCAGGTTTATTAAGCCTGTGCTTATCAGTAAGCCAGTCAATGTTACGTGAACTTGATGCAGTGGTGAATCCTAAATCCTCTTCAAGTGCCTCCTTGTGACAATGATTGTGAGAAGCTATGTAGAGGAAACAAGAGATCACCTGTGCAGGTACTTCACGATCCAACACTCGTAAGCGTTCGATCGCTATCAGAATTCCTTCTACCTTGACGTCGGTAAGGTCGCGGCGAATTGGGTCCACTGAATGGCTTGGAAATCTGCACCACCATTATACCGATGTGTATATGGAGAGTGCGACGAGCGTACCAAACGTCACATTGGCCTGGACGTTGAATGGACAAGTACAAATGTTCTACTCCATGGGAACTGGTGACCTTAGCACGGCTTGCCGAGACATGCCAGTGACGGTTATCAGGAGAATAATGAAGACGCTATTTTCAATCAAGTAGCTGTTGCTACCAAAACTTTTTTCATGCACAAACGGGGTCCAATTAAACACTTATGCACCTTTGTGCTTTTGTATCTTTTCCTTTAAAGCCTGTGCACGACTGCCTTCTGGGTAGTTACCGTTTACAAACAGCGTATAAATTGCATCATCAGTGTTGACCAAATCCTCGAAGTCAACTGCTATCAAGTCGTACACATAAGTACTAACTGGTACCCGTTTAAGTGCACATACCGACTTAAGTAAGGCATGACATTCGTCACTCATATTGATGCTCACCCGTGCCATGTTTAAATAGCTGATAGTAAATGATAGCGGATAATACTAAACTTCGCCCAAATGGGACCAACGCAATTGGTCACAATAAGTTTGATGAAGCAATTCATCTTCATCCTTGACACCGTATGCTAAAAAGAATGCATACTCTTCTTCAGTCATTGAGTTCATCTGATTTGAAGTGATAAAGTTCGGAGTGTGTAGCTGTAGCAATGTCTAAATCCTCATTGGTAAGTAAACTGGCCAAGTACTTTGTTGCAGCTCCTTGTTGTTGATAAGCTTTCTCCGTGACTTTGCCTGTTTTGGTGTTGTAAACTCTGTTAACTGAGACATAACTATCTCTCAGTTCCCATGAATGCACTCTTTCTTCCATAAACTCCTCAAATGTTGGAGTTGGAAATACTTCTTCCGGTGCATTCTTGATCAGACGCCAATTATTAGCGCCATACGGTTTCTTACTGTTCATACGAAAGCCTCACATCCTTTAAAAACTGGCTGCCACCACATAGCATTGCTGCAATATCCGCAGCTTCATGGTCGTCTTTTGCCAAGATGTAACTAACCTGGCCGTTCAGTTTTTCATACTCATACACAGTTAATGGCTCCCAGTTGTCATGATTAGCTTGAGTCAATAGTCGTTACCTCCTTGAATGTCTTCGATTGCATCCAAATACATAAGGATGTATTCAGTTGGTAGATTGTTCTCATAACAATCGTTCAGTGATGTGTACCAATCATTGGTATATTCATGGACTAATTCAATACCCATTGGTTGACTCCTTGAATTTGGTTTGTTCAAGTAGACGAATCCGGTCAATTCGATCTTGCATTTTGTTAACTGAATCCATGTGTTTTAGATTGTTCATTAACTCTGCGTCTATGTATTTAATGGTGAGAGGATGTGCCTCCTTGATAAAGTCAGAGATCCTTTCGCTACTTGTCATGATGACTGTGAGATGATTGTGAATGCATTAAAAAACCGGGTGATTAACCCGGCTGTTTGTTAGTAGTGGTGATAACTAGCTTTTGACATTGGATCAGTGAACCAAGAATCATCATCATTATCTGCCAATTCTTCCTCCATTTGTTCATACAAACGCTCCATAATTAACGCATAATTGCGTTCCTGAATTCGGAACAATGTTTCATCATCAATGTTTGGATGGTAGTTGTAACTCATTGTTCATTCCTCCAAAGAATGAAAGCAGTTGCTAAAAACCAGGTGAGAACAATACTTTCTAAGATCATCAGAACACCTCACCAAAAAAACCAGAGATAGTGTCAATGTGTGCACTTATCCATGCTCGCTTAGACTTTGTTACCGCATAGATTGTTGACGCCTTGCCATAGTAAAGATCCATCAGTTGTGGATACTTGAGCCCGAATAATTGCTTGAAAGTGTACCCTTCACAATTAATCAGAAAGTCTCTCAAGTTGTTGTAGCGTTCAATGTTACCAAAGGTGGATGATGCCATGATTGTGAATTGAGTGAGTTGTTGTTAATATACGGAAGTGTATAAGTTGCTATTTAGAATAGCCTACAAATTCTTTAGCCTTCTTTCTTTCTTGGATAGCTTTGCTCCATTCAGAACCCTTGGGCTGAGTCCCATGCACTAGAAGTGCAAACGGACGGGAATAGAAACAGTGGGAATCATCATGATCAACCTCAAGTCCCAGCAAGTCTGCATCACGTTGTGTTTTACAGACAACAGAATACCGCTTGAAATAACCTTGATCAATCAATGCATCATGACGCCCGCCATATGATGCTGTCATGTAAAAATTCTCAGGCAAAGCAATATCAATAAAAAGATTTAAAGATTTGCTGTAGCAGTAGAACTTAAGATCAGGGTTCCGATTAGCAACATCAATCCAGGCAGCAAGATAATACTGACTGAAAAAATCTCCAGATTCATGAATCCTCACGAGTGAAGTTTTCTTGGTGCGATGATGCTGCAACGATGAATCAATGAGATCCACTAAGTCGGAATGCTGCTTGTAACCTTTCACGTGGCCAATGATGATCTCATTAATAAGATCAAAATTATGTTTTCTTGAGGCATAGACAGCGTTGTACTGAACCTCAGCAGATGCTGCAAAACATCTGAATTCAGTCTCCGGGCCATCTTGAATTGATCGCTTGCCGTTGACATCAACAACAGCGGAAGACTTACAAAACTTCGCTGCTGGACATGTTTTACCTGCTGGCAGGTTAAAGATCAGGGTGTGTTTGCCTAGTTTGGCGTTCCCTTTTGAAAACTTAAGCATTCAGCTCCTTGATGATTGATCTTGCTGTTTGTGGGTCAATGCCTGACTCACATAAGTGTTTGAACTTGATTTGATCCCGTGTTGCCTCCTTTTGTGAATAGGTTGTGTTGCTGTGTTTAGGCGGCTGGGAGTAGTAGCGATAGCGATACAGCTGTTGACGCTGTATGGCCGCTGACCGGCTCATAGCAGCCCTGTGTCGCTGTCTCATACGAGAGTGTACAGGGTGATGACTGTGAGGCCTTCTGGTTATGACTCAGACAGTCCGCGTGGTTTGACGCACTTGACCGGGTGTCTGGTGTTTGTCCAGGTGCAGACCGTTGCCGGTCGTGAGCACACCATATACGGAAGCGTACAGCTGTAAACGGCCAATTGATGCAGGGATAGCGTGATAAATAATACGCAATGATTATCGTTATCACCAGATCCATTGGAATCACTGCACCATATGTGGATTGATTAGTTAATCCTATCTGTTATTAAGTATTGATAAGTGAGCGACAACAGATAGCAAGAGTTAAATCGATACGGATTCGTATCACACACTATTTATGGTGTGAAATCGTATTTTATGCACTAAATGCAGTGAATTAATGAAGATATAACATCTAATTAACACAAAAGAACACCCCCCATGGGGGTCTTTCGGCTCCTGGTGCACGCGATAATAGGCTTCAGAAATTTATGTCAAAATCTAAGGGCTACATGACCATCTTAGTATTGTCATTTGGCTCCGGCATATGATCAAAGAACATATCACTGACCTCTTTATCAATATTATCAGTGTAATCCTTAGGACCATAGGTATCATGCATTTCCTGACACCATTCTTTTAGTTTCTTACCTGTATCTGTGAATTTAGCTTTACCTAGAGTACGCCATGCTTCCATGGGATCTACCTGACCTTTACTTGCGTCTTTGTAGTAACACAAGAACCAGTTAGGACCTTCACGTGTGCGGTAATAGGAGACACTAAAGTCTTTTTCATTGAGTGGGAATGGAATTACTTTCATTGATTAGTTTATCTTATATACAGTAATCAAATAATGATCGGTGTAATGTTGTATTCAGATCCACTTCGTGGATATTGGCTTGAGCAGATTCACGGATTTCTAGATCATTGTAGATACCAACTACTAGCGTCTGTAAAAAAAAATAAAATAGATGTACTTATCAGATGTCAGTCCTTCGGACCTTGACATAAATAAAGGGAAGATGGTCTTTCTACGAAGTAGAAGGACTGTCTTCCCTAGTTGAGGGTTCGGATCCACCCTTTCCTCCCCCTGTATAAGGCCCGGATTAGACCTAAACCCAGGTGTGGACTGACTTGTCAACATTCAACAATCTAGCCTTTCTACGGGTATTTAAGTCCATTCCAAAAGCCATGTGATTAGCAGCTTGTTGAGGGTCATCAAGCCAAGCATCTTCGATGTCTTGCCAATCTTCTTGTCTTTGGACTTTCATATTTTCGTAGGCAGAGATTGCCATTGCATCTGTGTAGTACTTAACGCCTTGAGCTAGGCAGTCGAGTCTATCGTCATGTTTAACTGCGAATTTCTCACGACACATGCGGCTCATCTGATAGAAGAGCATGTAAAGGAGACGTTCTTCAGGAGGAGCGTCAGGGTTTGATTTAAAGTCCCATTCAATGACCTTTCTGTCTACGATTAGACGGTGTTGGTTCATGACAGGTTCTAAGGAGTCAATGATCCTGTCTTCTTTACGTACGTTGGCACGTACTTCTTCTACGTCTATAAATTGTTTAGTTTGTTGGAGATGTTTTTTGAATAGTTCACCAACGATACCGTCACCGAAGTTAGTTTCGATGAGTAGTTTAGTTACTCCGAACTTCTTGCACCCTTTGAGAATGTCCAGAAGCGTTTTGTCTGAGTATCCGTCTCTATAAGCACGCATTTCATGCAAGTACAGAAAACCGTTTCGTTGGCTAATAAAAGCTGCTGCCGTCTCGTCTGTTCCTCTACCCGACGGATCAACCGAGCAAATTGTTTCGTCGTAAGGTTGCCAGTCTCCCTGTAATAGCATTGGACTGTAGAAATAATCTCCAGGTAAGCCAATAATGGGTAGGTCTTTGATGACATTGGCGGGGTCTGAGCACCAAACGACTGCATCGGGGCAAGTAACAGGATTAACAGAGGTGACAACAAGGTCAGCACATTTAAGTGGGAATTTTTCAGCATCACTAAGAGAGGTATCGAGCATGAACTGGAGCATGAAGTTGCTCCGACCCATGGATGCTTCACGATCCATTAGGTCATCGTTATCGAATCTGTCTGGGTCAGTTACGTCCCATTCGGGAGCACCGTTATCTATATCTTCAACCAGCTGAGGCGCTAGGAGGCCTTCGTAGTTATCAATGACCCTAGGATACCTAGCAGGCCAAACAAAGGGCTTGTAGGACCTCTCAGCTAGCTTACGATAGACAGTAAAGGTTGTCTGAGGAGTACCAAGAATAGCAATCCTAGAATCTGGTTTAGGAGTAAGGATAGATTCAACTTCAGTAGCTAGTTGCAAGAGTTTCTCTCGCATTAGTTCTGTCATTGAGTTACCAGGGACTTCGATGTCATCAAGTACCATTAAATCTGCACGACTTCCAGTCAATTGACCTGTGATTCCTACTGATTTGACTGAGGGGGCCTGGTGAGGATTACAATTAACATCAAAGCTAATACGAGACCAGCGAGCATTATCATCTTTAGGTTGGAGATGGGATAACCAGGGTGTTTCAATAATTAGTTTCTGAAGGAAGATAGACATGTTGTCTGCGCGTTCTTTAGAAGCGGAGATAATCATGATCTTCTTTTCTTTGTCATTAAACAGGGTCCACAGGACGAATGCACCTGTAATCCAAGATTTACCTACACCACGGAAGGCTTGAATCTGTAGACGTTTAGGACCATGTTGTAAGTAGTCAGCAATAGCGTATTGGGCACGAGTGGGTGAAGGGAGATCAAGCTGTCCCCAAAGGGCTTGGAGAAACAGCTTGAAATCACCTTGTAGTGCCTCTAGGGCATTAGTCATTAATAGTTACGGTTACCTTTCCATCCAGCAGCATTAGCTCTGGATTTCTTTTTATCGCTTGGCTTATCTGCCTTAGGCTTGTTATTAATAGCCTTGTAACCAGCTTGTCCTTTTTTGACCTTAGCGGCTAGTTTTGGATTAGCTTTGGCCCAAGCTTTGTAGTTCTCATCCATATTCTTGGATTGAGGCTTACGTGTTGGTGTTGGTTTTACTTTCAGACTGCCTTTGTTAGAGTTATTGTTAGATTGGTTACTATTGTTGTTGTCATTAGAATTTTTAGAGGAGGGTTTTGAACTATTGCCGTAAGGTGTTTGATTAACATTAGTTGCTCCTTTTCTAGTTGAAGCTTTAACAGTTCGTGCACCAGCTGCAGTGGTTGCTTTAGGTGTACGGTTGGAAGGTGAACCAGGATTAGCTTTTGAAGAACTAGAAGAAGTTGCATTTCTCCTACGAGTACGTCCAGAACGATTACCTGTACCTGGTGCAGCGGGAACGCTTGCTCTTGGTGCTGAACGGGAGTTAGATCCTCCTCGACCACCTTTATTGTCAGTACCAACAGTTCTGCCGCCAGTACCACCGGAAGTAGCACGTCTTACAAGACTAGGAATACGTGCGTAACCTTCACCACGTCCAAGACTGTCAGCAAGACTTTTAGCAGTACTTACGCCAGCTGCAAGCAGACCAGCGGGTCCTGCAATACGTCCAAGACCACCTTTGGCAGCACCTTTGAGACCAGCTTTGGTAATGGCACGGCTACCACTTCTAGCCAGTGAGGAACTACCAGGATTACCAACTCTTGTTGTACCTCTTGGGTTAGAACTTGTACCAGTGCTTACACGTTGTGAAGTCAGGTTTGGAGATGTACGGGATCCAGACTTACCTTTGGTAGTCAGTGCTCCACCTTTCTTACCAGGTGGAAGTGCAGGGCGACTGCCACCGGTTACACGTGCACGGCCAGTGCTAGTACGACGAGAGTCACGGGTAACCCTTGCAGCACCACCACCACCTTGACCACCACGAGTTACTTGTGCATTACTACTATTAGACCGAGTAGCACGGGTTTTGGAAGATGTAGGACGCCTAGAAGCTTTGCGCTTACTACGATTGGAACTTGATGTTGTTCTTGCCATAATTAATTGATATAAGAGAGAATTAAATGTTCACGAAGTCTGTTGACTCCGTTTTGTCTCATGTAAGAGAGCCAATTGGTACTTCCCTTTTCCTGATTGCATCGACGACATGCAGGGACAAGATTTCTGAAATCTCCGCCACCTTTACATTTAGGTTGCACATGGTCGAGTGTGAGCTGGTTAAATTCATAGGTTTCTCCGCAATAAACACATGTACAGTCAAAATGCTCTTTGATACTGCGCCTCCAAAGGCGCTTGGCTTCAGAGGACGTCATGGTTATTAGGTTGTGTATGTAGTGATCAGGTGTTGGAAGTAACGGTGTCATTTACGAGTTTTTTTCTTTTTACACTTGAGTTTGTTTCTATTTCTAGCTCTGTTCTTAGAAGCTTTTTCTAAGACAGTGCCGCCACAATTTGTGTGAGAAACATCTTTACCGTCACCGTTACCATAGGTGCCACGTTTTCGATTCTCTCTATTAAGTGCTACTCGTTTTTTAACTCGATCTGGTCGTTTTTGATATTCAGACTGTTGCTTACGTCTCCGTGCAGCAGCCTTAGGATTAGCCTTGTAATAGGCGCTAGTACTTTTTGCCATATAGTCTGGATTGGACTAGTTCTGGATCCACTTTGGGGATCACATTTGCAAGTTTGTCTAGTGGGTTACCGTCATAAGCAACACCACTAATGTCATTTGTTTTGAGCCAGTCGCAGGCTGCTTTCAAATCAGCAGTAGTAGCCTCCCCCGACTTAATGCGGGAGAGGAACTCTTTAGTGACTAGATTATGCAGATCATTGAACTGGTCTTCAGTCGCTTTCTTTTTCATTTAATTCATCGGAATCATATACCTCTACCCACCGAGCAGAACGGTTAAGAGGTGTTGGAACCTCAGCGTCTGGATCTAACTCAAGGTCAGGTAGTTGAAAATCTCTATCGTCGTTGTCTTGGAGAGCACGGTAAACACTGTCACCAAACATGACTCGCTCACCTTCCATATACATTGCTTCTCTATCCCACTTAGGGAAGAAAGTTGCATCGAGTTCTACGACACGTCCAACAGCTTGAAACTCATCAGTGAACTCCTCTTGGTTTAGTTGACCAGAGGCAACTGCTGAGTCACTATCGATGAAGTGAACGACACCAGGGCCGTGAAAGATTTTGTAAGTCATGGTTAAGCGTTGAATGAAATTGTCCAACCTTTTCCTGTGTCACCAGGAACCGCAGGGTCGCCTGCAAGGTTGTTGAAAGCAGTGATAGCTGCAGCAGTCCAGGTTGACTTGGCAGCGTTAGTACCCCCATCAATACCAAGAACGATGTTGGATTGACCGTTAGTATCTAGCGAAACAAGTAGGTTCTCAATTGCTATTGCGGTAAGAGCACAGCCTGTGAAAGCAGCATCAAACGCGTTAGAATCAAGGGTTCCCGTTACATCAAACACACCAGAGTCAATATCAGTAAGAGACGAACAATTCTGGCAGAAAGTGTAAAAGTTAGTTGCAGAAATGAAGCTGAAATCAGGCACCTCAGTGATGCTACTTGTCGATAAGGCTCTCCGGAAAGTAGTACAGCCACTGGTATCCAATGCTGACGCAAAGCCAGTGATGTTTGCACTCGCAAACGCTCCCTGAAGCGTTAAACATTCATTGCTAACGTTTAGAGACGGAACGGTTCCAGTAAAGCCACTATTAGAAAATGTGTTGTATAAGGTTGTAGTTTTAGAAAAGTCTAAATTTCCGATATTCGTAAAAGTGGTTATGCCAGGGCAATTAGACCAAGCCTGGTAAAAGGAAGTACACTTGGTTAGATTGGTGATAACAGGTGATACTAATAAACCTGATTCGCTAAAGGTTAAAGACAGTATAGTACATTCGCTTAGGTCAAGCTCGGGAAGACTTGTCAATGAAGAGCAACCCTGCCAAGTGCCAAGCATAGTTGTTGATTTACTAAAATCAAGTTCGGGGAAATTGTTTAGCTGTGTACAATATGCCCAAGCTTTCTTAAAATTCGTACCTTCGCTTGTAGTAATAAGTGGGAAGGTTTGCAGGTTGCTACATCCATACCAAGTAGATTCAAACCTCTCACAATTTGAAGTTTGAATGAACGGAAACGTTACAATCTCTGTGCTCTGGTAAAATGCCTCTTTCAGGTTTGTTGCTGCAGAAGTATCTACATCTATATCTGTAAATGTAGAATTCTTAAAACAAGCAGACCAATCTGTGACATTAGATGTATCAGTGAAAGGCTTGTTTGTAAAGGAATTACTAGGTGTCAGCCATCCCGTAAATCTACTATTTTTAAAACAGTTACTAACATTTACCAGCTTGTCTGAAGTCTGGAGTTGAGGGAATTTAGTGTAAGCAGGACTTGATTGATTTTGAAACCAGTATGTATAACCAAGCTGAGAAAAAGTATTAAATAGACTCGTGCAATCAGGTAGGTCAACAGGCACCCAAGGCCAATAGGGTTCAGCATTTCTAGGCAAAACAGCTTTATTGCCCCTAAAGGTACTTTGTAAGCTGGTTATGTTTGTGTATTTGAATTCAGGGATGTATGTGCATGTACTTTGTTCAGCCAATAATGTAACAAGCTGGTTTCCAGTAAAACCGTCTCCAGAAGCATCAATGCGATAATCTGGATGCCAAGCTTCTACCTTATTAATTTGATCAGCAGTTGTTTGAACTTTGAGGTTAGCTAATCCATCATCAGCTTTAACTTGTACCCGATACTTCCCAGGGTATGGATAGTCGTGTGATGGAACTACTCCTACTTCATACGCACTGGTATTACCGTCGCCCCAATCAATCGTCATGTTGTTGTTTGGTACAAGCTCAGGGAAAGTAACATTGGTGTTTCCAACGCTCGTTGGGTCTGGATCAAAAATAAAGCTATATGCGTCAGGTTGAATTGGAGCAGACGAAACAATGTTGTACTTACCTTTAATTAGCGATACAGCATTAGTTTCATCTAGCTGACCATCCCATACATACAAAGCTTTGAGCAACTGAGGCACGCCAAATTCAATCTGATCCGCGTCAGGGGCAACGACGGCGGCAGTAGGGAATGACAGTCCGGTTGTATAGAGATAGTTGTCCTGGCTTTCACCATCAGCAGGACCAAAGCTACTAATAGTCCTAGTCCTACCTTTAACAAAACCAACCTGTGGGTAGCTCCCCGCAGTTTGTGCAGAGACACCATCAATAGTCCATTCAAGGGTGCCAGCATTATTGGCTAGCTGGGAGATTTCGCTTCCATTAGAATTGATTTTATAAATGTAATCAACATCTCCAGCATCTGAGTCAGTCATCATTGAGAACCCAGAGTTAAAGTTGCTAGTAGAGGCTAGACTTAGAAAATCAGGTTCTCTGATTGCAGGACCATCACTTAAGAGTGCGGATGTATTTCTAATGTAGGATGTTGCTTCATTTAAGGTGTCAACAGTACCAAGGTTTTGCGATTGGGATATACTAATTACTGCGCCCCATAGGTAAATAGGAGTTTCTGTAGGGTATATGCTTACATTCCTTCTTTGAGAGTTTGCAAGATAACCACCAGAAATGTCTATCCTTGTCCACTCAGGCCCAACGGTGTAGTCATAGCTGGCTGTGTTACTGTTGTTTAAGCGTATTTTTATGTCAGTTGAGCTTACACCATCAACTGTTTTGACATACACAGAAAAAGCTATAGCACTTCCATCTCCGCCGCTTGCTGTTCCTATTCTCCAACTATCATCCTGCGATGTGTCTGCAACACTAAGAGATATGCATTGACCAATACCAGCAGGAGTATCGACATTGCTTTCTACAACTTTTAATATGTTTGCAACAGCTGAGTTGAAGTTTCCACAAAGGTCAGACTCCGTTACATAGTTTTTCCCCTCAGTTTCTAACAATAGCCCTAAAAACTCACGAGTATCAGGGTCATGATCAAACCTTGGGGCATTTGCTGCAGCATCAACTATTAATCCAGAGCTATTAACGTAAGTACCTACAGAAGCCCTTGTAAACGTACTGTTTACGGGTAACTCTGCTCTACCGTTGATGACATTGTAGACATAGGTAGGGCGCTGGGTTGGATAAAGATTTTTGATTGTCATGGTTAAGTAAGCGGGATAGCAGAAGAGGAAAGAACAGTGCCGTCAGACTTGGCGACTTTGATAATTAGATCAGAGCCTACAAGCTCAAACTTAACTTCATTGGCAATAGGCGGTTCTGTAGTAAGTCCAACAGAGACGGGTTGATTGGTGAAAGCAAGTTCACCTAACAGGCCAGAGACCGGAACTTCATTAGCGTCATACCCAATATCGTTCTGTGTAACGACAGGAGACGCTAAGTTCAAATCTTTCTGGTTGATCCCTGTGTATCCATCTGGGAGTTGTTCAAGGATCGGTGCCATGATTGGCGATGGTGTAATCCGCTCCCCGTCTGAATTAATGTCTTCAGTGCCAAAGACCATGGCTCCAGTACCTGATGGCTGGAGTTGTATGTCAGCGTTCCTGCCTGCTGTTGCTGGATCTTGCCAAATCTTGTAGCCGCGAAGATCAAGATCATCTGTCAACCTAAATGCAGACTTAACTGCCTCAGGAAGAATGTAAATTGATCCTGTTTTCTGGTTTACCGTGAATGTCTCACCGACCTTAAAGTTGCCATTCTCATCTGTACTGGATAGCCAAACACGACCACCGTTCAGATAAGCAAGCCTGGACCCGCTAGAACCCACACCACCAACTTCCAGCGTTTGATTCTCTGGCTTAGGAACACCACCGAAGTCAGGGTGAGCACGGTAGTCCGTACCTGAACCAACAAACTCCATGGTGTGACCACCAGTAGAGATGTATGACTGCAAATAGAACTTGACCGTCGTATTGTCCGGTGAGTCTTTCTGCAGACCACCATTCTCAAACGTATCTGGGTTGATATCAGTGGGAGTAACGACGCCACCGCTTACGTAGTTATGTACCTTGTCGTTAGGTCCGACATAAATAATGAATGTAGTTGAACCAGTTACATCCTGAACCTTGAACTCTGTCTCTATTTGTGGGAACTGATCGGTACCTGCGTTAGGAGCAGGACAGCTCCAAGTCATCGGAGAGATAAACGCTGTTCTACCTGCAAGCAGCGAGTGACTCTTATCAGTCGTGATCGTAACGAAGCCGGTCTCGTTGTTATAAGCAGCATTAACAACATTAGAAGCGTTAGCAGGAATTTTTACAGCCGACTCATCAGACTTCGGTGCAAAGATATTGATCTCATACCCATCAGCGTTCTTACGTGAAGCAAGGATTGGATAAAGAACACCACCAACCTCAACCACCATGTTGTCAACGGGGCTCATGACACGAGGCACATCCCAACCTGCCCCCCTGGTGAATGAGTCGACTTGGAAGAATTGATCACCTTTTGAAGCATCGCCTTTGAGGCTTCCGTTGAAAATGCTTAATGGGCTCTTGCCATCAGCGATCAGTCCGTACTGGCCAAAGTCCGTGGTGCAATTACTGAGGTTGAGCTGTCCCCCGTTAAGTGACTTAGCGTGATACCAGCAGAACGTTCCAAAGAAAGAAACAAGTTGAGCGTATCCATTGTTTGTACAGAGTACACCGGGTCCTCCGAGTGCAATTTGCGTGAAGGAATCAACAACGTAGCTTCTCAACGGAGACGATGGATTAACTCTGTTTCCATCAACTAGGATGCCGCCACCGGCTGGACCTGATGAAGTATCACCACCTTCACCAGCTAAGAAATTAATGTCAAAGTCAGCGTTATTTGTTTGAAGGTCAGAGAAGTGAGTGCAGTTCTGAATGTAAGGTGACTTAGTAATAAAGCTTTTTTCAGGAACGTTCCTGTGAGCTGATACCCAGCCTTGTTGAGGTGGCAGTCCATAGGTTGGGTCAGGGTCAACGCTGCCGCCGCCGCGTACACCCAAACTCTTGAGACCACACATGGTGAATCCTGTGAGGTAGGAACCACTATCCATCTCAAACATGATCTGGAGTTCCTGCTCATAAATATCAACTCCTTGCTGTTGACCAATCGGTGTCATCAACACTCGATCAGGAGATTCGTATGGCGTTCTTCCAGAACCACCATCACTGCTGGAACTTTCGTAAATATCTGGGTGAATGTAAGTGTTGCGAAGCGACTTACCAATGATTGACAGGTTCTTAGCTTCAATCCTGATAGGAAGCTTTTCATGGTAAACACCAGGAGCACATTGGATGGTGTAGCCATCTCCTTTCCGTACATCTAATGGTGTAACTATTCCACCACTCACGTAGGTGTGAGCCAACTCTGTTGGTCCTACATAAATTCTGAACTCAAACGGAGTTACGATTGAGCTTACCCTAAACTCTTTATCAGAAAGAGGGTACGATTTACTACCTTCTGTACAACTCCAAACAATAGGGCTTAGTGTAATCGTATAGCCAGCAATCAGGTTATGATTAGCGGCTGTTTGGATATTGATGAAGCCACTGACATTGTTGTAGGTAGCAGCAGTAACAGTTGAAACCGTGCTTGGAACTTTTTCATTTGCATCTTTTACAGCAGCTCCAATCGTCCTATAGGCTTCATCTTTCTGGCGACCAGGGTTGTTGTCGTTACCCTGAGGATCAACGTAGATAACGCTGTCAGGTTGAAAAGCATTAGGAATTACTTGACCTGATGCAATGTTTCGCCATTGGTTGCCGTTCCAAATGTTGAATGATTGGACTTCTTTACCATCAGCAGTTGTGTACTCCTGATACCATAACTTTCCAGGTTCAAAAATTTCGTCAACTGGAGGTTTAACTGCTGCCTGAAGTGGCTGAAAGAAACGCTTCTGTGCTCCGGCAGTACTGATCTTAGTGTCATCCCATTGTGAAAAGGTCTGACTATCAAGCATCTCTGACTCTTCAATGATGCCAGCACGATCAAGTTGGTCAATGCCAATAATAGCTTCAGCTAAGGATTTTTGAACTTTACCTTCTACTTCTTGCAGTGCAAGTAGAATCTGAGTAAAATCATTATTCAGATCTTGTGCACGAATAGAAGTACCAGGGAAGAACCTGGCAACCATATTGCAAATATCTGTCTCTCTAGTAATAAAGACATTTTTAAAATCAGCTACTTTATCAATAGGTGGTAGCCCAGGCGCAACACAGAAGTAAAGTTCTACAGGAGTTGATGAAGTGAAATAGTATTCAGTTGTTGAACCAGTACACGAAGCAGCGTCATCCACTTCTGTACATAAAACATATTTATTTGTAGTGTCATTCCAAAGATAGACAAGGATGTCTTCCTTATTGATGTATTGGAATGCAAAGGAATATTTAGTTGTAGATCCATCACCCCTGTAACCAGCGGGGATTGCATCTTGGCAAAGATTTTCAGCCATTAATTATTACCTAGTAGGCAGTAAGATTTCATTGATGGTGGAGAAGTCGCGAGTATTCTGAGCACGTTTCAGGGCTTGTTTACGACGTCCTACGTCTCTCAGTTCAGGCCATTCTTTCTCTAAGGTTGCCTGTGCTCTGTTCTTAGCATTGTTAAATGCACGTGTCATTAGTCGATAGACCTTAGATTGTTCAAACGGAACATTATTTGGATCTGTATCAGTATTACCTGGGACTCCATCATTACGGAGCTTCCGGTAGTATTCAATCTCTTTTTTGTTAACTGGATCAGTGAGGATTTCCCTAAGTACATCTTCCAGGTTTTTACCGTTTACTTTCTGACCCATTAACTGCTGCATACGGCTGATCTGCTCAGGTTCGAGCTTCAGGCCATACTTATCAGTTTTAAAGGTAGTAGCTAGGTCATAGCCACTTTCACGGAGTAGACGTCGTGTCTCTGTATCTTTACCAGAGATATTGATTGGAGAGATTGAGTTCCACATACGAGTAGGGAAGTCCCAATCTTTAACTAGTGAACCGTCAAGCGGGTCATACTTCTTAGGCAGAGAGTTCCTACCACCTGGGTTACGGTTTTTAATTGTTTGCCAGAAGTCAGCCTCTAGCTCACGCATACCAGGGTTAAAGACGTTTGCAATCTCGTTACGTACAGCGGCAAACGGAATAAAGTTATTAGTAAGGTTGGCTACCCAAACAGTATTACGCTCCATATCAGTTGACAAAATATCCTGCAGAGGTTCAATACCAGACAAGAAACTCTTGTTAGTCAGGTTCTGAGCTACTAAATAACCCATCTTTCTAAATAGGTTTTCTGTAGCTGTTTCACCTAGCTGCTCTGTCCAGTCACCAATATCAGCACCAAGGGCAAGGAATGAAGCAAAGGGTTCAAGTCCCTCGTATTTCACCCATTGACCGTTGATCTTGATTGACCGTGCTTGCCAGCCATTCTGAATCCACGACTGTTTAGTTTCAAAGTCTTCGGGTCCATTGCCTGTAAGATTTCCACTGGTGTAAAGACCCATGGTTGCTCCAACAGTTAGGTAACCAGTAGCAATGCGTCCTTTAACTAGAGCTTGTGCTTGCTTCAGACTGTTGGCATCAGAGATTCCATACTGAAGTACATCATCAAGACGCTCAGGCGTAGCTCCAAGTATTGCTCGTGTTTCATCATTGAACCGTGCCAGCAGCGGTGTGTGCTTCTGTACGATCTCCAGGGCATTAGCGCCAGTCTTCATGAACAGGAAGAACGGCTTAAGCAAAGGGACACTAGAAATAAATTTATCAAGTTCTTTTAGTTTTCCAGTAAGCGGCCTTTGCAGTGCCACCTCCTTACCAGCCAGTTCAGATACATCATCAATAATTTCACCTTTACTGTTAAAGATATAATCCCTCATACGCTTCTCTGTGTCCCTCAGAAGCTCCTTAGTGACGTTTCCATCGCTTGCTGTGTAAGCAGCGTCAAAGGCACGCGCTGTAAGCTCCTGGCGGGCAATCAGAGTCTTTGAGAATATATCAATCTGTGCCAATGCACGACCAGGATAATTAACCCAAGGTTTAGCGTTGAAGTTACGGATAGTATCGGTCAGTTGGTACATATACTTTGCACCATTACTGTCACCATTTTGTACAACCATGCCCAGCATCTTCCACTGTTCATCATCTACAGCTTTATAAGCTTGGCTGATGTGTGAACCGTCAATCAGTGCACCTTGTGCATTACGGCTCAGTGTGAATGCTTCACGGATAGTGTTGAAGCCATTGAATGCCATATGGGCACCCTTAGCCATGGTTTTCTTATCTCCAGCCAGCGCACCACCCATTGCAATCTGAATAGGTCTCAGTACTACCAGCATGTTTGTACCTAGGAAAGCTCTGGATAAAGTCTTAGGTGCTGACAGAACAGAGTTATACAAAGAGCTGAACATAGACTCAATAAAGAAACTCTTCTTTTTACCTAACAATGCGCCAGGTCGGAACAACTGGTCAGTCATATACTTACGCATTGCTTCGAGAGTAACGATCTCTCCATCAGACTCAGCAAATGCACGTAGCAATGCAGGAGCCATATCAGGGTCAGTCTTAACTACTTTCCGAAGCTGTTGCATCATCTTGCTTACCTGCTGCTTCTTATCCTTTGTGGCAAGTCTTGCAGCAGTTGTAATACCAGCCTTACGATCACCAGCCCTTGCACGTAGCAAAGAACCTGCAAACTCACTGGACTCTTGTGCAAACAGCATTGCAGCTTCCACATTGTCTAGCAGCTGATCCATGCCTTCCTTTGCAGGAATAGCATTAGCAGTGATCAATGCAGATGCTCTGTCAGATACAGCAGCAGCCATATCAGTCAGCAGCATTTCATTAGCAATGACAGCACTAGGATCCATGAACTCTTTGGTTACTGATCCTGTCTTCTTAGTGATCGAGTCTTCAAGCAGTGACTTCTTAACTTCATCCCAATCAGCTTTTGCTAGATCAGGAAAGGTCTCCATGATGTCTGCATACCTGACAACAGCTAGTTGCCGGATCTGTTCCATAGTGAAATCAGTACCACCAACACGCTTACCAGCTGTCAGGTCAAAGCCTTTCTCTACTTCAGTCTTCAGTGCTTTAACCCACTTAGTAGCGTCAGTATCAAGACCCTTAGCAACACGGCTTAGAGCAGCTTCTGTCATCAGTGAAGCTCGACGTCCTGCAGCCATATCACCACGGTTAGCCATAGTGAATAAATCACGCAGGTTGTTATATGTACTGTTCTTACCTACACTCCTAATTCCTTTATCAGGTGCTTCAAAGTATCCAGGATGGATCTGAGGTCTAGCTTTGGAGATGTTTGGATCGATCTCCATATCCAGTTTGATCTGATCTTTGATTGCAGCGTCTTGATTAGCACGTAGTTCTTTGGTTGTGCTTTCAATTGCTTCCTGGGGTGACTGGGTAGCTTTACCAGCATCCATCTTCTTAGCAGCTTTACCGCCAGCTCTAAAGCCAAACAGCACCTCTACTAGACCACCTAAAGCAATGTCTTCCATCACAGCAATTGCTCGCCGTTCAAGAGGATTCAGACCTTCATCATCAGAAGTAAAGACACGTGGGAACCAAGGCAGTACATCAGATACTGCATCATTGATTGTTCCCTCTTCACTTGATGCCTGGTTAAAGGTGACAAATGCACCCTTAGCTGTACCTTGCACAGCACTACCAAGTTTGGTTGTTCGTGTAGACGCAACGAGGCGTCCAGCTTGAACCAAACCTGGGATCTTTGATGCCTTAGCTAACGTACCTAGTCCACTAGTACCTACAAAACCAATACCAAAACTAAGGACACCCCGTAGAGCTTCACCCCATCGTGTGGTTTGCATAGGTTCTACATCATCATCAACCTGCAGCCAGTCAGGTTCAAACTTATCGTCGAACCATTTACCTTGTACTGTTCGTTGTGCTGTCTCACCTACATCCTCTGCAAAATCAATACCAGCACCCATAACAGCGGTGCCAATCTCTTGTAGAGGGTTGTTGCTATAAGCCTCACCAGTCTCAGGGTTAATCTGATCATTGATGGGCTCTGGTTTCTTGTTCTCTTCCTCTTCCTCTGTAGGTTGAGGCTGTTCTATTTGAACAGGATCTTGGATTAGTCCAGCGGAGATCCCGCCTAGACCCTGTTGTGCATAGTAATCATCTACATTTCCCGTAGGAGTATAGTTGAGTTCATCAGGATTCATAATTTATCCGGCAGTGCCATGTAAGAATGAGTATCTTTCTCCATTAGGCAATTCAATTACTAGGTAATCTCCATGCTCAGTAGAGTCATTTGAAACGACAGTTGCGCCGTTCTTTAAATAAACCGGGGTTCCACTCCAAGTACCGTAGTCTCTTCCGTGTGAATTCCGATTTGTGTGGCTAGCCCAATCACCTGTCTGTGGCAACTTACTCAACGGAACACGACCAAAGTCTTTGTCGTCTACCTCAACGTATTGATCGAGGTCTCCATATTCAAAGAATGAACCATCAGTACGTTTAACGTCAAGATGTTGTCCTGTTGATGTAGGTCCAATGTTGCCAGTGATATACACAGCAGCCATAGGACTCATCACTGAAGTATTGCTCCAGGGAGAGGAAGTAAGTTGTACAGGTTGATAAGGCTTATTAGGATCAATGCCCATTGTTTTCCAAGTCGCTGCTACGTCTTGTACGTAACTAGGACTGGTGGCATACCCTGCAGCCTTGAGTGCCTTCAGAGCTTCCATAGGAGTTTGTGCAGTTAGCACAGCGGCGTACCGCTCATTGCTTTGCAAGAAATCCCAGAAGTCCTTTACGCTCTCTGTTCCAGTTTTGTAATCTTTAAATTGTGTAGATTCTGTCCATGTATCTCCACTACCATTAATATCTCCTTCCTGTACTACTGCTGCAGAACCAGCACCTTTGATATTAAATAGATTATTCTTACCACTAAAGTACTTACCCCATCCAGTTTCATTCGCATAGACAGCCGCAGCAAGTGGTGCAAGGGCAGGGGGAGCACCAAAGGCTACTGATGCTTGGATTACATCACGACCGCCCTCTACGCCCCTTCTGATGACCGGTGGTGGTTGACCACCCTGTACAGCAACACTATTAGGACCAGACTTATAAGGTGAATACAGTTCATTCAACATGTCCTGATCAAGTGCTGTCTCCTCCCAAGGGTCAGCTTCCATGGGTCGTTCAGACTTCAGACCATAAATACCTAGAACTTTCTCTCTAGCTTCTGCAAGGGTCATACGTTCACCACCCTCAATACTATTCAACTCATTAAGATAAGTTCTCAGTTTAGTATCAGCTGCAGATGCAGCCCTGCTATTAGGGTTAGACAATGCCTGAGCTTCTTCCTGAGTCCACAGCACTTCATTACTGAAGACCTTTGTACCTTGATCTTGTGTGTAAGTCTTCCACTGGTTGATCTGTGCACGTGCCTCTTCACCAGTCTTTTTATCAGTTACATATCTACTGAAGGAATTATCACCAGAAGTTTTGTTAGCTACATACCACTGACTACCTTCAACTGTTTTACTAGCTTTGATCTCTTGTACCAGTTCCATACCAGCACGGTTATAAGCTTCACCCCATTCCAGACCTTCAGATACACGTAGTTCACGTGCTCTACGATCCAGCAATGCAAGTGCATCAGCCTCAGCAAAGCTCTTGGAAGGGTCTACATACTCACCAGGCAATGGACGACCAATGTTATCTAGGATTTGGTTCTTAACTGCTTCCTGAGCTGATGCAGCAGCAGCAACACGGGCGTTGGAATTAGCTCCAAGTTTCTCTGATTGCTGTGCCAGTGATAGCCATGTTTGATACTTATTAGCATCCAGACCTTGATACTTACCACTCTGCAGCTCAGCAACTGTAAGGTCACCAGCTTGCCAAAGAGACTTCAGTTGTGCCTCCATGTCATCTGCAGACCTAGCCTCAATGGTGCTGTTGCTATAGAAGTCCCTCAGTCCTTTCAATTCCCTAGAACCTGGGTACTTCTTAGAAAGACCATCCAGAACCTGCTGTACCTGTTCCTGTGAGTAGTTACCAGTCTGGAACTTAGTCAGCCATTCCTTAGCTTCAGCATCGTGTGCCTGTTGCTGTTCATTATCTCGTAGGTTCTGTTCCGTTACATTATCACTTCTAGCTGCAATCTCTGCATCTTCAAATGCAAAGGAATTTGTAGAACCCCAAGTACCACCACTACCAAATGGTGTAGCTTTAATTGCTTCGTATTGTTCTTGTGTGATCTTATTGTCATAACGCAGTCGTGCAGCTCTAGTAATCAGAGCCTTACGTGCATCACCAGCAGACATACCAGAATTAACTAGACGTGTCCACGTATCAGCAATATTGACAGCACCATTATCGAAGTCACTAAATGCCTCTTGCATCTGCTCATCCTTCAGAGCAGCTCCACGTGACCGTGCCCATTCAGTGGCTTGCTTACCATCTGTCTGACGCATACCTGGGAACAGGTGCTCATTCAATACAGCAGGGTTAATACCTGCAAACTGCTTCAGATATTGAGACCGTGCCTCAGCTTGTAGTGCAGCAAATTCTTCAGGTTCTGTAGCTGTTGCATAGGTCAGAGTCTTTTGATTACCATTCTCATCAGTAATGGTGACACTCAGATCATCTTTAACACCAGCTAGGAATGCAGGATAGTTAGCAGCTCCAAGTTGAGCCTTAGCGATAACCTGTCCGTAGGCTCTCCAGCCTGAAGCTCGACGAACCTTGTCTGCCTGAAATACATCAGCACCTTTCTTTTCAAGACCAGCTGCCACTCCTTCAGTGGTCATCATGGTGCCACGGAGTTCATTTACTCCCTGGTCATATGAAGTGGTATCTAATCCATTTTCGTATACATCCATCATGCCCTGCTGCATCTCAGCCTCATTCCTCTTCTTCTGATCCTCTACTAATTGCTTAGAGAGTGAAGTAGAGAAGGTGGCAAGAGCCTCCATATCTTTGCCAGCCTGTTTGGCATTAGCAATGTTGGTCTTTGTGTCCTGGGCAATGGATTCAAAGACTACCCTTTGATTGCGTTCAGCTTGTGCATCACGCTCTGCTCGTTGCTTATCAAACTTAGCTCGTTTCCTAGGTTGGAAACCAGGCAAATCGATAAGACCTGATTGATACTTTTGTTGTTCGATTGCCATTAGCCTTTAATTCTAAGGTTCTTGTATGGGTCTGGTGCTTTAAGCCCTTGGTATGCACTAAAGCCACTTACACCTGCGTTAGCCAATCCAGAGATGAGAGACAATTGAGATGGACCCTGCTGCATGGTTGGTGCTGGTGGTGCTATGTCAGCCTGTGGAGCGAATGCCACCTCATCAAATGCCATCTCATTCTCATCAATCTGCTGTCTCCGAATATCTTCAGTCTGTTGTTGATAACCTTGTTTAGCACTTGTGAGTGACGCTGCTTT